AATTTTGGGAAGTATATGATTTTGCTTTAAGAGGTCATAAAGATTGGTTTGGTCAATTATATAGAGCTAGTGAAACTAAAGTTATTCCTGACGAAGAATTAAAACAAGCTCAGGATATAATGACAGAAGAACAGTTCCAACAGGAATTTGAATGTTCTTTTACAGCAGCAGTTTCAGGAGCTTATTATGGTAAGCTAATTAGTAAAGCAGAAAAAGAAAAACGAATTGGTGAAGTTCCTGTTGATGAACATGTTGGAGTTGAAACATGGTGGGATTTAGGAATTGGAGACTCAACTGCAATTTGGTTTGCACAAAGAGTTAATGACGAAATACATTTGATTGACTATTATGAAAACTCTGGAGAGAGTTTAGCACATTATGCAGATGTTCTTGATGAAAAGAACTATGCTTATGAAAGACATATTGCACCTCATGATATTCAAGCAAGAGAATTAGGAACTGGTAAATCAAGACTTGAAGTTGCTCAGGATTTAGGTATAGATTTTGAAGTAGCTCCAAAATTAGAGGTTGATCATGGTATCGAATCTGTTAGGAATGCTTTACCGAATTGTTGGTTTGATAGAGAAAAATGCAAATTAGGTTTGGATGCATTGAGACAATATCGAAAACAATGGGATGAGAAAAATCAAGTTTTTAAAAACAAACCTCTACATGATTGGTGCTCACATGCAGCTGACGCATTTAGATATGGATGCGTTCATGATCCTGTAGATACAACTGACTGGGATAGACCAATAGACGTAACAACTAAATATATTATATGAAAAAAACAGATAACGAAATTATATCCATTTTAAATAGAGAGATAAGAGCTTCATCAGGTTACATTGGTGGAGAAATAGTTTCTAAAAGAAGAAAATCATTAGAGTATTATCTTGGTAAACCATTTGGTAATGAAGTAGAAGGTAGATCACAAGTTATATCAACAGATGTTTCTGATACTGTTGAAAGCTTAATGCCTTCTTTAATGAAAATATTTACAGCTGGAGATAATGTATTTAGCTGTGAGCCTGTTGGCCCTGAAGATGAAGATATAGCTAAACAAGCTAGTGATTATATTAATCATGTATTCTATAAAGAGAATAAAGGCTTTGAAGCTTTATATACTGCATTCAAAGATGCATTAATTCAAAAGAATGGTATCTTAAAAGTTTATTGGGATAATTCTCAAAAAACTACTAGAGAAGAATATAAAAAACTAACTGATGATGAATTTAATTTATTAGTTGCAGATCCTGAAGTTAAAGTTTCACAACATACAGAATACGAAGAAGAATTTAAAGATGATAATGATAAGGTAATTGATACAATTACTTTTCATGATTGTGTAATTCATAAGACAGTTGGATATGGTCAAGTTAGAATTGAACCTATACCACCTGAAGAATTTTTAATTGAACGTAGAGCTAAGTCAATAGATTCAGCTAACTTTGTTTGTCATAGAGTTAATATGACTAAAACACAATTAATAGAAATGGGATACGATAGAGATGTTATTGAAAACATGCCTGTTGGAGATCATGAATATTATTTAGAAGATAGACAAACTAGACATCAGGAGACAGATTTTTCAGCTCCACAAGATAGAGGTGATGAAACTACTGATGAAGTTTTAATTCATGAATGTTATGCAAGAATAGATATTGATGATGATGGTAAAGCAGAATTAGTTAAAATTTGTTTAGCTGGTAATGGATCTTATAAATTACTTGATGTTCAAGAAATAGATTCAATGCCATTTGTTTCTGTTACTCCAATTATTATGCCACACAGATTCTATGGTAGATCTGTTTCAGAATTAATTGAAGATATACAAATTATTAAATCTACTGTTATGAGACAAATGTTAGATAATATGTATCTAACTAACAATAACAGAATAGCTGTCCAAGATGGACAAGTAGCTATTGATGATCTTTTAACTAACAGACCTGGTGGAATTGTTAGAACTAAACAACCACCACAAAATGTTATGCAAGTCATGACAGCACAACCTATTACAGAACAAGCTTCTGGTTTATTAGGTTATTTAGATGCTGTTAGAGAAGCAAGATCAGGTGTTACTAGAACAGCTCAAGGATTAAATGCTGATGCATTAAATACTGATACAGCAACTGGTATGAATCAAGTCCTAACTCAATCACAAATGAGAATGGAATTGATTGCTAGAATATTTGCTGAAACAGGTGTTAAAGATTTAGGTGCAAAAATATTTGAATTACTTTGCAAATATCAACAAAAAGAAAAGCTTGTTAGAATTAGAGGTAAGTTTGTACCAATGACTCCTTTTGAATGGAGAGATAGAGTTAATATAAATGTAGAAGTAGGATTAGGTACAGGTTCTAAAGAACAACAACTAATTCTTTTAAATTCTATATTACAGAAACAATTACAAGCAATTAATCTACAACAAAATGTTTATGGCCCAATGGTCAATCTTAAAAACATTCATAAAACTTTACAAAAGTTAGTAGAGAATACTGGCTTAGGAAGTGCAGAACCATACTTTATGGATCCAGAAGTAGGTGCAGCTCAAATGCCACCAATTCCTCCTAAACCACCAACTGAATTTGAAAAAGTTTCATTAGCCCAAGTACAAGGTGAAAACGAAAGAGCTATCTTAGGTGCTCAAGTTGAGACTAAGAAAATGGAAGCTCAAATGAGACAGAAATTGCTTGACTTTGAATTACAAATCAAAGAAATGGAATTAAAATATAATACTCAGATTAATGAGCTTGAAATGCGTAATAGAAGTATGATAGAACAGCAACAAGTTAGACAATCAGGAGATATATTTAAAGAGATAATGAAAGGTCAAAAACAATTCTTCAATGAAAAAGGATCTAAGCAAACAGATTTCGGAGGGGGTGAAAGCTCAGCAACTGCTGGACGAACCCCTGATGAAGGAAGCATTTGATTATTTAGCTGATAGATATAAGTCAGAAATTTTCAATACTTCTTACAATGACCATGAACAAAGACAAGTTCTTTGGATGGCATATAATATGATCGACAAAGTAAAAGGTCATTTATTGTCTGTCATGGAAAATGGTAAACTAGCTTCTGCCGAGCTAGAACAATTAAATGGCTTAACCAGAAAATAGGAAGCCAATCTCGCCAATCTTAATCGAAGCGATAACTATAGGAGAAACATATGAATACAGATAAATCTGTACAAGGTGCTGCTGATAAAATTGCAGGAATACTGAACCCTGAAGAAGGACAATCAGAACCTACAACTAAAGTAGAGCCATCAGAACAAGCTCAACCTGAAGCTGTTGAAACTCAACAAGAAGCTCCAGTTGAAGCTGCTCAAGAAAGCAACCAAACCGAGACTGAGGAAGTTGCTACAGAAGCTACAAGTTCTGAAAATCAAGAAACGAATGAGAATGAAACTGAATTACAAGAACAAGTTGAGGAACCTTCACTCCACCGAGTAAAAGTAAATGGTCAAGAGTTAGAGGTTAGCCTTGATGAACTTAAGTCAGGTTATTCAAGAGATTCGGATTACAGACAAAAGACACATTCTTTATCTTTGGAAAGAAAAAATCTTGAAGAAGAAAAAGGTGTTTTGCGTCAAACGTATGATACTAAGTTAAAAGAACTTGATGAGTTAATGCAATCAGCAAATAGTTTTATCAGTCAAGGTTCTGAAGTTGATTTAAAAGCTATGTATGAGGAAGATCCTCAAGCAGCTGCTAAATTAGATTTCCAAATGAGACAACAAAGAGAACATCTTGCTAGTCTTAGACAGAAATCAGAAGCTGTTAAACAACAGCAATACAATCAATTTCTTAATGAACAAAAACAACTAGCTGAACAGGCAATACCTGAGCTATCTAATCCTCAGAAAGCATCAGATCTAAAAGTCAAAATGAGAAATACATTATCTGACTATGGATTTAATGATCAAGAGATTGGTAGTTTAGCTGATCATAGATTTCTTAAAGTTTTAAAAGATGCTATGGATTACAGAAACTTAAAAGCTGCAAAACCTATTGTTCAAAAGAAAGTAGTTAATGCACCTAAAGTTGTTAAGTCTGGAACAGCAAAAACTGAAAGTTCTAAAAGAAGTGTCATACAATCTAAACTTGGTAGAGTGAAAAAGTCTGGTAAAATCCAGGATGCTCAATCTGCCATACTTGAAATAATCTCAAACAAATAAGGATAAAATAACATGGCACAAGCAACAAATACATTTGATACCTATGATGCAGTAGGTATTAGAGAAGATCTACAAGATGTTATTTACTCTATCTCTCCAACTGAAACTCCTTTCATGAGTGCAGCTGCTAGAGAGCAAGTAAAAAACACTTTTCACGAATGGCAAACTGATTCTTTGGCTGCAGCAGTAACTAACAATGCTGTAATCGAAGGTGATGAAGCTACATTAGATGCATCAACTGCAACTACTAGAATTGGTAACTACACACAGATTATGGATAAAACTGTTGTAATTACTGGTACACAAGAAGCTGTTGATAAAGCTGGTAGAGCTTCTGAATTAGCATACCAAATAGCTAAAAAGTCTAAAGAATTAAAAAGAGACATTGAGTCTACTCTTTTGACTAACCAAGCTAGAGCTGTTGGTTCATCTTCTGCTGCTAGAACATTTGCTTCTATGGGTGCATGGATTGCAACTAACTCAAACAAAGCTTCTGATGGTACTGATCCAACTGCTTCTGATGGTTCAGATGCTAGAAATGATGGTACTGCAAGAGCTTTAACTGAGGACATGCTTAAAGATGTAATCAAGGGAACTTGGAATGCAGGTGGTAACCCATCAGTAATCATGGTTGGCCCTTTTAACAAACAAAAAATTTCTGGTTTCACAGGTGGAAATACTAGATTTGATGCGTCTGAAGATAAAACTTTATACACATCTATTGATGTATATTCTTCTGATTTCGGAGATTTAGAAGTTGTTCCAAATAGATTCTCAAGAGATAGAGACGCATTAGTCCTAGATATGGATTACTGGTCAGTTGGTTTCTTAAGAGATTTCACTATGCATGAACTTTCAAAAACTGGAGATGCTGAGAAAAGACAGATCTTAGCTGAGCTTACTTTGATCTCTAGAAACGAAGGTGCTTCAGGTGGAGTATTTGATCTTACAACATCATAATAATTAATTTGGTGGGGGAGCAATCCCCCATCATACTAACAATAATTTTGTTTGGTCTTTGAAGATTTTTGAAGTCGGAACGAAGCAAATAAAAAGGAAAAAAAATGAGAACACTTAACGATTATTTTTTAACAGCTAAAATTACAGACATATCAACAGCAGGATCAACTTTTGTTGCTGTACCTGATGGTGGTAAAATTATTAAAATTTTTTCAAGCATTAAAAATGCTATTACTACTGCTGATGCAGGTTTATCTTTTGAAATTGGTGGAACTGCAATCACTAATGGTGGTATAACTGTAACTCAATCTGGTTCAGCAGCAGGTGATGTAGATACATCTACACCTTCAGCAGCAAACTCAGTTGAAGAAGGTGATGCAATCGAAATGATTTCAGATGGTGCATCTGCAACAGCTTGTGAAGCAATAATAACATTTGTTATTAGAAGATAATTAATTAGGGGGTGGTAACACCCCTAACTAAAGGAGAAAATAATGCACTTAGCAATGAAACCAAAATCAACACAAAAAGTAAATTCAGCTGGTACTTCAGCACAGTCAGCAGCAATATCTGATAATATCTTTTACGTTAGAGTTGCAGCAGATGCTGATTGTCATATAGAAATCGGTGTAAACCCAACAGCAACTACTTCATCAATATATTTACCTGCTGATGATTATGAATATTTCAAAATCTCTCCAGGCGAAAAGATAGCTGTAATTGGAACTGTAAACGCATATATTACTGAACTAACTGAGTAATGAGCATACTACGAGATAAAGAAAAAGATGGTACTTCTTATTATGTAGAAACTGATGGTAAACTAACAGTTAAAAAAACTGAGAATGTTACCAATCTACTAAAAAGAAATAAAGAGCTATACAATCAAAATGATGGATATACTCCATCTAAAGACATGAAACGTATAGCTAGTATTCCAAGACTAATGTTAGAAATTTGGACTAAAGAATACAATGGTACTAATAATTGGTTTGCTTTACCTCAAGAAGTTAGAAGTAAAATATTAAGAGAAAAATTAAATAGTTCTGATTTTAGATATTTTAGAACATCACCAGGAAGAATGTAATGGCACTAAATACTTATTCTGCACTTAAAACATCTATAGCTAATTGGCTTAATAGAAGTGATCTAACTTCTGAAATAGCTAATGACTTTATTAAATTAACTGAAGCTGATTTTAATGCTAAGTTAAGAATAAGACAAATGGAACAAAATGATTCTATTACTATTAATGCAGAAACAGTAACAGTACCTACAGGATTTATTGGTGTTAGATCTTTTTATATTTTATCTGGTAGTACAAAATATCATTTAAATTATATTACACCTTCTAACTTAATATCTATCAAAGGTGGTTCAACAGCAGGTATGCCAAGAACTTATACTATTGAATCAGATAATGGTACAGAAAGTTTTAGATTTGCACCACAACCAGATACATCATACACAGGCTATCTACAATACTACAAAGCTTTTAATGAATTATCAGATAGCAATACAACTAATTATATTTTATTAAATCATCCAGCTATTTATTTATATGGATCATTATATCATGCTGCTAATTTCTTAGGTGGCATAGAGCCTAATCAAGCTCAACAATGGTTAGGTATGTATTCAGCTGCTATGGAAAGAGCTGAAAATAATGACCAACAAGATTCTTATGGTGGTGCACCAGTTGTACAAAGAACAGATATTGGAACTGATTTATCATTTTATAGAAGAAAATAATTATGCAAATACCTTTTGGAGAATGGTTACCTGATCAACCACAGCATATGAATCCTGGAGCTAATGTTGCTACCAATGTTTATTATGCTTTAAATTCTTATAAAAGATTTCCTTCATTGGTAGACTATTCAACTAATAATGTTGGATCTGATAGTAGAGGAGCAGGATCTTTTAGAGATAATGCTAACAATGTATATAACTTTGTAGCTACAAATACAGATTTATATGAATTAGATGGTGGTACATTTACATCAAGAAAAGGATCTTTAACTGGTGGTAATACAGATTTTTGGACATTTACTCAATTTGGTAACTATGTAATAGCATCAAATGGTGTTGATAAACCTCAATATTATTTAATGGGTACATCAACTAATTTTGCAGATTTAGATACTATAGCTAGTGGAGTTCCTAATTTTAGAGTTTCTGGTGTTGTTAGAGATTTTTTAATTACTGGTAACTTGACAACAGGTTCTAATACTATTAATTGGTCTGGTATTAACGATATTACAGAATGGACTGCTGGAACTAAACAATCCGATAGTCAAGATCTTCCAGGATCAGGTGGTGAAATAGTACATATTACTTCTGGAGAGATCGGTTATGTATTTAGGCAAAACCAAATAATCCGAATGGACTATGTTGGTGGTGCAACAGTATTTAGACTATCAGTTATATCTCCTAATAGAGGAGCTGTATATGGTAGAACAGTATGTCAGGATAATAGACGAGTATTCTTTTATGCTGATGATGGTTTTTTTGAAATTAATGGAGATCAAGTTATCTCTATTGGTGCAGAAAAAGTAAACAGATTTTTTGATGCTAATCTTAACAAAGCATATACAGACAGAATTGTAGCTGCTGTAGATCCTTTTAATCAGTTAGCATTATGGTTATATCCATCTGTTAATAATACAAGTAATACAACTGGTATTTGCGACAGAATATTAATTTATAACTATGCTACTAAAAAGTGGTCTTTAGCAAATACAAATGCTAGTACAATCTTTAGTCAATTTGTAGGTGCTTATACAGTAGAGCTAATGGATATTATATCTCAAAACTTAGATGATATTAATATTGCATTAGATACAGATTTTTGGTCAGGTGGACAATTATTATTAGGAGCTATTGATAATAATTATAAAGCTGCAATTTTCTCTGGAACAGGAAATCAAGGAGAAATAGAAACAAGTGAAGTTGAATTGTTTCCAGGCTTTAGAAGTAATGTTCAAAGTATTAGACCAATAGTTGATGCAGAATCTACAGTTACTATTAAAACTAGAGATAGACTTGCAGATACAGTTACAGAATCTAGTGAGATAAGTATGAACTCAACAGGTATTAATCCAGTAAGACAATCTGGAAGATACATAAAAGTAAATGTTAAAACACCTAGTGGTGTAGCTTGGTCAGATGCTCAAGGTATTGATTTAGTTGCATCAAGAGCAGGATTAAGATGACAGATAGAACAGACGTTGATAACGTAAGATATAGTTTTGAAACTCAAGAGTTCTTTCAAAGACAAATTGAAGAAGCTATTAACACACTTATCAATGAGAAGAATCAAGAAAACAACAAAGCATATGCTTGGTTTATAGGAGACTAAATGGCAGGTATTAAAGATTATTCAACAACACAAGCTAGTAATACATCACTTAATAGTATTTCTGTAGCAGAAGGTATGTTACCTTCTAATATTAATAATGCTATTAGAGCATTGATGAAGAATACTAGAGAATGGTTTAATGATTCTCAATGGGTAGAATATGGAGATGGTGATGGTGCTTATACTGCAAGTTATGCAAGTGCAACATCTTTTACAATAGCTGGTGTTGATGTAACTGCAATTTATCATGCAGACAGAAGAATTAAAATTACTGCTACAACTCCAGGAACTATTTATGGAACAATTAGCTCATCAACTTTTTCAACAGACACTACAGTTAATATAACTTGGGATTCAGGAAACTTATCTAACGAAGCTATAGATAATGTTTATATTGGTGCTATATCAAAAACAAACACATCTATTCCAGGTGGTGTTATTGGTACAATTCAATTAGCAGATGGTAGTGTTACAACTGTTAAACTTGCTGCTGATGCAGTTAATGGAGATAAGATTGCAGATGACAGTATAGATTCTGAGCATTATGTAGATGGTTCAATAGACACAGCTCATATTGCAGACTCACAAATTACAAATGCCAAGATGGCAGCCAACTCAGTTGATTCAGACCAATATGTAGATGGATCTATAGATACAGTACACATAGCTGATTCTCAAATCACTAATGCTAAAATGGCTGCTAATTCTGTAGACTCAGATCAGTATGTTGATGGAAGTATAGATACAGCTCACATTGGAGATAGTCAAGTTACAACTGCTAAGATTGCAGATTCAAATATTACTTCAGCAAAAATTTTAGATGGTACTATTCTTAATGCAGATATTAATGCTAGTGCTGCAATAGATGCTACTAAAATCCATGATGGTACAATTTCAAATACAGAATTTGGTTATCTAAATGGTGTAACATCAGCAATACAAACTCAAATAGATTCTAAATTAACAGCATCTTCAAATTTATCAGATGTATCTTCAGCTAGTACAGCTAGAACTAATTTAGGTTTAGGAACGATTGCAACTCAAGATGCAAATAATGTTTCTATATCTGGTGGTTCAGTTACAGGTCTTGGAGATCCTTCTGCTACATCAGATGCAGCAACAAAAAATTATGTAGATCAACTTATTGCTGGATTAAGAACTAGAATTGTAGCTGAAGTAGCTACTACAGCAAATGTAGATCTAACAGCAGATTTACAAAATGGTGATACTATTGATGGAGTAACTCTTGTTACTGGAGATAGAGTATTAGTTAAAGATCAATCTACAGGATCACAAAATGGTTTATATACAGTTGTAGCTAGTGGTACTGCAAGTAGAGATACTGAGTATGATACTATTGCAGAACTATCTGGTCAAATGGTTGTAGTTAATCAAGGTACAGCAAATGACAATAAAATCTTTTTATGTACTACAAATAACACAGCTACATTAGATACTGACACTATTACATTTACACAAGTTACACCAAGTAATGTTGGTACAGTAACTTCAGTAGCTGTAGCAGATTCTGGTTCTTCAGAATTTACAGTAACAGGTTCACCAATAACTTCATCAGGTACTATTAATCTTGAAGTAGCAACTATTGCTAATACTAAGATTACAGGATTAGGAACAGCATCTACACAAGATGTTGGAACTTCTGCAAATAATGTAGTACAATTAGATGGTTCATCAAGATTACCTGCTGTAGATGGTAGTCAATTAACTAACATAGACGCAGCAAGTGCAGGATTTGCAATTGCTATGGCGATTGCTTTATAAGGAGAAAACATGGCACAAAACTTTAGAAGATACACAAGCAATGATGTAGGCACAGGAGCTGCAACATTATTTACAGCAGACAGCTATGATACTGTTGTTGGTATATCAGTTTCAAATGTAACAACATCAAGTGTTGTAGCATCTGTATATATTAATGATGGTTCAAATGACATCTATCTTGTTAAAGATGCACCAATACCAAGTGGTTCATCATTACAAGTATTAGATGGTGGTGCAAAATTTGTTGTTCAATCTGGTGATGCTTTAAAAGTAATATCAGACACAGCTTCATCTTTAGATGTTTGGGTATCAACAGTAGACGCAATCAGTACATAGGAGAATAAATGCCTTTTATTGGAAACCAACCAGCATTAAGTTACACAAGTTTTGCAAAACAAGACTTCACTACAAGTGCGACTACATCTTACACACTTGACCATCCTGTAACTAACGCAAATGAAATTGCATTATTTATAAACTTTGTAAGACAAGAACCTACAACTGCTTATACTGCATCTGGTACAAGTTTAACTTTAACAAGTGCTACATCTGCAACAGATGATATGTACTGTGTGTTTCTAGGTAAAGCTGTTCAAACAGTAAATCCTCCAAATGGTTCAGTAGGTACATCACAACTTAATAGCTCTTTAGATTTTTCTAGTAAGACAATTACACTTGCTAATAACATGAAAAATACTCCTGCGTTTCATGCAGGTTTATCATCTAATCAAAGTATCCCAAACACAACTACAACAGTTATAATAAACGATGTTGAAATATTGGATACAGATTCATCTTATGATATATCAACAGGAGTTTTTACAGTTCCATCTGGACAAGCAGGAAAATATTATTTTTATTCTTTTGTAAGAAGAGCAAATTGGGAACCTGTTTCAAGATTTATACTTTCTATTCAAAAAAATGGAGTAGATTTTGTAAGTGGTGATGGGCCTATTAATGGTGTGTATACAGGTGGCTTTATTGGTGGACAAGTAAATTGCTCTGTTGGAGATACTATTAGAGCAACTGTTTATCATGATGACGGTGGAGCAAATAATATTTTTGGAACTCCAGCAGGTTCATTTAATTTTTTTGGTGGATACAAAATTATAGAATAGGATAAATTATGGCAATAACAAAAATACAATCTGAAAGTCTTAATCTAAACGACAACTACGATTTTACAGGAACTGTAACTGGTGCTGGTCAAACAAATCAACCATCTTTTCATGCAGTTATGAGTGCTGACCAAACTGGATTAAGTAATAATGTTTTTCATAAAGTTAATTTTGATACAAAAGTTTTTGATACAACTGGAAATGAATTTGATACAACAAATAACAGATGGACACCTACAGCTACTGGAAAATATCTTTTAAGTTTTCATCTTCGTACAGATAATTCAACATATGTTCATTATTTTGAAGGCAGACTTACAAAAAATGGAAGTCTATATTCAGAAGGTGGTTCTAGATATAATAATTATATAGAATTTAATGAAAGTTTAAATAGTTCAAGAATAATTAGAGCATACAATCCACAAATTACTAGAATAATTACAGTAACAAGCACATCAGATTATTATGAAGTTCAAGGATATAATTATAATGCTGGAAGTTTTAAAATTGCATCTAATCAAAGTTATTTTGGAGCATATAAATTATTTTAAATTAAGGAGGTAAAACTATGGCACAACTAAGTACAAAAATAAAAGAATACTGCAAAGCTAACTCTGTTAGTGATGTAGATTTTACAAGTGATGTATTGTTGCAAGACGATAGTAATGGTCAAGGTGCATACATAAAAGAGTGGAATATCTCTGGTGTATCTAAACCAACTGCTGAGCAATTAGCATCATATGAAACTGCTGCAAATACTGCTGAAACTAATGCTCAAGTAGATGCAACAAGAAAAGCTGCTTATGGTGATATTGGCGAACAGCTAGACGAAATATATCATGATATGGAAGCTTGGAAAACTAGAATACAAGGTATAAAGAATAATAACCCAAAGAGTTAATGAATGGCATATATAGGTAAGACACCAGTAATAGGAAACTTTGTAAAGCTAGACAGCATAACTGTTGTTAATGGTCAAGCTGCATACACTATGCAAAATGGAGGTGTGAACTTCACATCTTACGATAATGTCAATCAGTTTTTAGTTTCATTAAATGGTATACTACAAGCACCAACAGACAGCTTTACAATTTCAGGTTCTACTCTGACGTTTGCATCAAACTTATCTACAGGAGATGTAATAGATTTTGTAATGGTATTAGGCAACAGCTTAGACATAGGTACTCCTTCAGATAATACTGTTACTGCTGCCAAAATTGGTGCTAACGCAGTTACAAATGCAAAATTAAATAATGATATTATTTCTGGTGCTACTGAACTTGCTAGTGAACCAGCAGACACAGACGAATTTTTAGTATCAGATGCTGGTACATTAAAAAGAATTGATTACTCATTAATTAAAGGTGGTGGAATTACTGTTGCAGACCAATGGAGATTAACTGCTGATAGTAGTGGTAATGGTGCAATCAATTCTAATTTAGAAAGAAATGATAGTACAGGATTTAATTATATAGGAACTGGAATGACAGAAAGTTCTGGTGTATTTTCTTTTCCATCTACAGGAATTTATTATGTTCAAGCAAGATTTATTGCTGAGTCTGATGGTTCTGGTGGTAATGATAATAATGTTACAGGTGTAATATATGTAACTACTGATAACTCAACATATACTAAAGTTGCAGAATGCAGATGTAGAGTTGATAGTACTCAGAATACAATGATATGCTCAACTTTTGTAGATGTTACAAATACTTCTAATGTAAAAGTTTATTTTAATAAAGAAAATTTTAATACTGGTACTCTTTTTTTAGGTAACACAACTCATAACAG